CCTGATAAACTATATCCTGAAAATGTTGGAGTAAACATTCCTTGTGTTGGTGTACTAAATTCTCCTAATGATTGATACTTTGTTAAATCACCACCTGTTCTCTTTACAAAACCTTTTGCAAAATCACCTTGTTCAGCAGTTTCAAGTATTCTACCATAAGCATCTTCCTTAGTATCACTTGTTAAACCAATGTATGAACCTAATATATTATTATATATATCCTGACCTGATTCTTTAAGTTTAGTAAAAAAGGGTCTATCATCACGTTCAAAAACTTGAGCCTCATGTCCTATACCTAATAAGTTAGCACCTAAAAATCCTCCTGCTGTATCTAAACCTAAAGAACTAAGTGTGCCTCCTACATATGGAAGATTACTTATATCATCTTTCAATTCTGTAGCCAGATTAGCTGAAGTATAAGCGTGTCTAATTGGATCTTTGTATTTAGATGTTATATCAGTCTGTGCATCCATTTTTTTCTTTAAATCTGAACTATCTAAACTTGCATAATCAGCATTAAGTTGATCTATTTCAGCTTTAAATTCTTCAGGTATTTCTCCTTCTATATTATCTATATAATTAATATGATAAGCATTCTTTGGATCAATCCTGTAAATCAAATCTCTTTCTCTGTCTCTAAGACTAATAAATGTATTTAGGTATTCTTCTTCTTCTTTTGTTTTAGGTGGATCTTGCATTTTAATATTACCATAAATATTATTTATCTTATCCTCCCAGTTTTGTAATCTGGTATTATCAGGATCATTAATCCCAGAATCATATGTAGTCTCACCTTGTTTTTGATAATAAGGTAATCCACCACCATACCTTGCAAGATTAGGTGGAATGTCTTGAAGATCTTCAACACCTGGTGCATTTGGATCTACGGGTGTATCTACTGGTTCTGCAGGAATATATGGAATAGCTTTTTGTAACTCTGGTTCAGAATTATTAAGAGGTATTTCTGTAACTGGAATTGTTGGCATTGTTATAGGTTGATTCATTGGATTAGCCATTGATCTTTGCCATTCTATAGAATCATCATCTCTATTGAAAGGTGTGCTTGATCCTTCAAAGTCTCTTGACAAAAATGAGTCATCTTGACCTTGTATAATAGTGTTTCCTTGTGGACCTATATAATTTGGATCTCCTGATCCTTCTAATCTTTCTAAATAGTTATATGGATTTGAGCTACCATCACTTCTTTGTGTGTAACCTAAATAATCTGCATCCCTGTATTTTTCCTCTAATAAATCTCCTTGTTTAGCTCCAGAAAATCTACTATATGTTTTACCTTTACCTGTAAGTTCATATAAATCATAATCAAAATCTTTGACCTTACCATACATATCACGTCTACCCTTTCTTCTTTCATTAAGAAAGTTTACCATATCTTCTTCACGTATCTCTTCTTCATCTTTTAAATATTTACCAGGGTTGTAAGCCATTTTAAGCCTATCCTCTTCATTATAATATAAGTCTTGATCAGATACATTTCTTATAGTATATTTCATATAATCTTCTTTGCTGCCAGGATCATAATAGTTTTCACCTTTAAAACTTTTTACTCCTCTATCAACAGCATCTACTAATTCTAAAAATGGATTATCTCCTATACCAGAAAGTATAGTTGCTTCATCAGGATTTCTAAAACTTAAATCATTTTCACCCTGATTAGCAAGCTTTTGAGCTTTTTCTAAATCTGTTAAATCCTCATCATTTTCATTATTAGTATTATCTTCTACATTAACATTTTCATCATTATTTTCTTCTGTATTTTCTTCTGTATTAAATTTTGATTCAAATTCTTCTTCAGTTTCATTTTCTGATCTAGTTGTATATTGTTTACCATTCCAAGTAAAAGTTCTTTCACCTGCATCTCTGGCTTGTCTATAAGCTTGACTAAATGTTAAACCTGTTGCAGGATCAGTTGTTCCACCACCTTGACCTTCATCATTGCTTGCTATTTCCCAATTACCTTGTGGATCTACAGTAGCCATCTGCAAAACACCATTTTCATCTTCCCAGTATGCACTACCATGTTCTATAACAGCATTATCTGGAATACCATTACCATCAGAATCATTTGTATTAGTTTCACTAGATCCTTCATTACCTTGATATTTAGGTAATGAACCGCCCAGCTTTGCTAACATTAAATATGGATTGGTATTAAAAAACATATAGTTACAGTTTACTTTAATAATATACTAAATTATCAGCAGATATGCTAATTATTTGTACCACTATTCATTAAGTTCATTATATCTAATGCATTACTATCTGTACCTCTATACTCATTGTAATACATTCTATTTAATTTATCATAGAGTTTTTTAGCTGACTTTTCTTGATTAGTATTTTTATAAAGGCCCTCTACATAATCTTTATAAAATTGTATTTGATTATTTAATCCAAACTCTCCACCTCTAGAAAAACCAAACATTGTGGATATAAAAGTAGGTAATACAGTATTATGTGCAGCTTCACCAGCTGCACCTTTTGTAGTCTCAAAAGTATTTTGATATTCACCTTTTATAATTACATTCTTGTCAATATTATTAATGTCTGTTTCTCTCAATGTAACTAATGGAATATTTGCATTTACTAATCTAGCATAGTCATCAGATTTAGCACCTGGTCTCCATGTTTTAGCTACTTCATGATATATATCAAAATCAGATGAATTCTTTTTATCTCTTGAAATTTGATTTTTATATCTTTCTCCTAATATAATTGCAGTTGCTATTGCAGAATATTCAGGATCCATTAATAAACTATTATCAATATCATATTTATGATACTGAACTTCTCCTAACCTATTCACATAAATTCTTCCTTTATTATTATTAGATGTGGCTTGAGAATATAAATCAGTTCCATTTCTTTGATCATATGATTGTAAAGTATTTAAATCATCTTGTGATAATACTGTTTCTATTTTATTTGTAAATTTAGTATCATATTTATTATCATATCTTGCTAAAGCTTCTCTTTCATTTGGACCAGTATTACCATCACCAACTCTTAATTGTGTCCATCCTACACTATTTGAAGGATCATTTTGAAATCCTATATTATATTTTCTTTCAACACTTCCTGATCCTACAGGATTTAAACCTGCACCTAATTTATTTAATAGTGTTACTCCAGTTTTTCTTCCTAACTTAAGTATATCTTCACCTAATGGATTTATATCTCCCATACCACTTTCATTAGCATATATACCAAATGATACTAATGCTAAATCATTATATAAGTCACCATCTATATTTATAGTCTCCATTACACGTTTTTTATTTTCTGCTAATGAATTTAAAAATGGTTGTGTATGCTCTGTAAATTCTTTATTTAAATTTATTACACTACCATCAGCTTGTACATAAGGATTATTAGCTCCTTCTGATTGATGTAATGATTTATCAAATTCAAACATAATAGGATTATAATTACCAAAGTTAGTAGTAACATTAATACCTGGTCCACCTTCTACAAACTCACCTTCATCTCCACCTTTACCACTATATCTATTTTTATTGTCTTCAGTCTTATAAAATCCTTTACGTGCTCTTTCTTGGTTTTCTCTTTTAGTGTAAAAGTTTATCTTACCATTTTCATATACAAAAGAACTACCTGAATCTTCAGTTTCTGGTAACACATAAACTTCAGTCCCTTTAGTAATATCAGGATTATCATATAATGATTGTAGATCTTCACACTTACCATTTATACAACCAGAAGTTAATCTATTGTTATATGGGTTATTATCATATAGTGATGCTGTTCTACCTCTTGTTACACCATGTATAGCAAGTGCTTGTTCTACACCTTGTTCATTAACTAAGTTAAATGATGGTACTAATTCTCCTGGTGCAGCATCACCACGGTATGATCTACCACCATCTGCACTAGTTTCAGAAATAGTATATTTTCCTGCACCTGTCATTCTGTTACCTGCATAATAATCTGTAGAACTAGTGTATAAAGGTTTACCATCTAATTTAATACTTAATAATTCTCTAATGTTTTTAACACCATTATCTTCCATGTGTTGATTAAGTTCATCTTGAGTTAACTTCTTACCTTGATAAAAGTAATCAGATTTTGTAACTGTTGCTTGATCTCCTACCATTGTACCTGTAAGAATATCATATGATTCTCTTGGTTGAGTATCACCAGGATAAATTAAATGCATCTTACTTTTTGATTTATCAATCACTAAATATGGTTTAGCAGTATTTTTATTTACTGTTATTTTTTGATTAACTAAAATTTTACTAGGATCACTAATATTATTATCAGTAACTAAAGTATTTAAAGGAACTCCAAAATCAGATGCTATTCGTGATAGTGTATCACCTTCTTTTACTGTATATATATTTGTTGTACTTGTTGATTTATCAAAATCATTTTTACCTTTAATTATAGTTTGTAAATTATTATAAGTATTTATTTCTTGAATATTTTGTTTTTTACCACCTACAATTTTATATCTACCTGTTTCAGAATCATATTCTCTTTCTACCCAAATATCATTTACAGGAGAAGGTGTGTTTACAACTACGCTATCTGTATTAGTTACTGGTGATTTAGCAATATCTTCTTGTTTTTTTATATCATCATTTCTTTCAAACTTAGCATGTTCAGGTAGAAGTATTTGATCTCCAGGATAAATTCTATTAATTGCATCACCTGTTATATTATTTAATTTTGCTATCTCAGTTAAATTTACATAATACTTACTAGCAATTTCTCCTAGTGTATCACCTCTTTGCACTGTATGAAATAATTTAGGTTTACCACTAAGATCATATTCTCTAGTTTCATGATCAAAATAAATTTTTTCACCTGGATAAATAACGTAGTCTTTTCTGTCTTTAAGTTGTGGATTAAATTGCATAACTTCATCTAATGTGTAACCAGCATCTCTTGCAATTTTTCCTAAATAATCACCTTCTTTTACTGGGACAGATCCACCTGTACGCATTACGGGTTGTTTTATCAAACCTCTCAGTTCTAATTCTTTTTTAGCAATTCCAGATATTTCTTTTCCACTATTATATAATTCAAGTTGTTGTTTAAGTCTATTCATTTTTTTCATAAACTCACCACCTAATTTTGATTCTTGTAGTAGTCCTTTTTTAAACTTTTCAATATACTCTCCAGGAGTTTTATTTGTATATTTTGCATCTTCACCATATAGATTAGGAAATACACTTTCTAAAGATCTACCATCTCTTATATGATTACCAATATATTTTCTAGTTCCTTGTCTTCCTAACATGTTTGATAAAGCAGCAATTTCTAACATAGACATACCATGCTCTACCTCACTGTATTCATTATATAAATCAATTCCATTACTAATTAAACCAGGAACACCTTCTATTAATCCATTTGCTCTATCTCTAAATAATTGTTTTTGATAATCTAAATCTTTAGCAAACTCCTCTCTAGTACCATCATATGTATCTTTAATCTCATTCCATAATTGACCATATAATCCTGTAGCTGAAGATTCAGGATTTAGCATTAACTCTCCATTTAAACTTTCAACATATCTTATACCTTTTTCAAGATCATCAAAACTAATTGTTTCTTTTCCTTCTTGAGCTTTTGGTAATGATCCTCCTAAATTAAATTTAAAATTAGGATTATTTCCCATACGTTTTATATATTCACTCAATGGTAAAACTTCTTGTGGTTGTCTAACTTGAAAACCTTTTGGGCCAAATATTGTAGTAATATTATTGCTGCCTCTACTTACCATATTAGGATTAACAATAGATCCTGGCATTATCTTAGCAAGATCATCTGCACTTTTTCCAACTGTTGTAAATACACCTGCACCCAGTTCTAGAGGTAAATCAAATTGACCTGTAGCTGGATTCCATTTTCCTACATTTTGAGTATATGGAAAACTAAAGTCTCTTAAAATATCTGTTCTTTGATTAATGGTTTTAAGAGTTTCTGGTCCTACAAGAGGGTTTCCTCTACTCATTTTTATTACATAAGGATTTTTTCCTCCATATAAATTCATTAGATTATTTGGATCATTTATCCCTTTACCTAAAATCCATCCTTGATTACTAGTAGTATTTAATACATCAAAAGGAGTATCTTTTTGTATTTTTGAATATCCTGTACGTCTTCCTATAGTTTCTACTTTTGGTATTGTTGTACCATACTCTGCAGCTTTAGCTATTTCATCTGCACTTGTTCCCACAGGAACATCTACTACTCTGTATAATGTATTTGGATCTTCTATTTTTACTTTACCTGAACCTTTAGTTATTTGTTTTGAAGCATCAACAACTTCATCTGCATGTTTAACTAGTTTACCACCTCTAAATATAGGAAATAACATTGCCGTATTAACAACACCTTCGGTTATAGATTCAGAATCAGATATATCTTCCACCCAACTAGCAGGATTAAAGAATGTATTAACCATATCAAAACCTCCTAAAGTACTTGAACTATGTTGTGGACTCATTGGTAGTCCTTGTCCTAAGTCACCTGTCCACCAATCTTGATTATGAATACTTCTACCAAAAGCTTCCATTGGGTGAGCTACAACATTAAGTAATTTTTCATACCACGCAGGTTCTGGACCAGCTGGACTAATTGTACCATGGGGAAATGGATCTATAACTTTTGTTGGTGCTGGAGGAGGTGGTGGTATATCAACATATGTGTTATCTTGAACTGCTACATAAGGTTCTACCCCATATTGAGCTTTTGGAAGTTGTCCTCCAGTTTTTCTAATAGGAGCACCAATACCAATACTAAATTGAGGAGACTTGGTATCTAAATTATATCCTCCTGTAAAATTAAACTTTCCAATACTACCATATCCACCTACTGTTCTACTTTGATCTCCCATAAAAGGATGTGTATAATATACACCTAGACCATATGTTAATGGCTTTCCTCTTCTACCTCTTTTGTAAGTATTAAAACTATAAGGATCTTCAAGCTCACCTTTCCAACCTAAACTTCCAACCGCATTAGCAAAAGCTTGATTTCCAACAAAACCTTTTCCTGATTCTATATTTTCTGGAGATATAATTGTTCTACCACCTACATTTGCACCAAGATAACCTTCAGGTCCCCATACTCTACCTTGAGATTTTATAGTTGGATTTAATGAATAACCACCAGTAAGCTTTGCCATTCCTGTATAGTTATCTCCCATTTTACCAACATCAAATCCCATACCTAAAGATAAATTATGTGGTGGATCAATTTCTCTTTGTATACAATTGTAAACACATTGACCTTGTAAATCAAATATAGGCATGTTTCCACTAAAGACTTTCATACCTGGAGTTTCTACACCACCTTGAGCTTGTGGTAGTGATCCTCCATTTTTCTTTTCAAATACATAGTTTCCTTCATCATCTATTGTATAATACATTCTATTATATATTGATGCTGGCGTTACTCCTAATATATATTCTTGTGCTAAATTAGAAAGTGTTTCCTTCCAACCTCCATCATATTGATATGGAGATAAATCCCATTTATCATAGTAACTAATGTATTTACCTTTTTCATCTTCTCCTTGACCTAAAGTAAAGTTACCTAAAACAGAACCATAAAATCCACCAGACTGATCAGTTCCCTCTTCTTCATTTCCAGGTGTTGTTAAAAGAGTTTCCAAATCAGGAAACCGAACCCGGTTATATCTATCATCTATTTTTTCTTTTGTTTCCTTTTCCCATTTTTTATAATCACTACTATTTACAAAATCTTTGTGTTCTTGTATATCTTTATAGTATATATACTTATCTGGCTCTTCTTCTGCTTTAAATTTATCATCAGTTGCTTCTTTACCATTCCACATAAAAGGATCATCAGCTTCGTTACTATCAATTAGCCTTTCAAAAAGCATATAATCAAAATCATCTTCCAGTTGTTCATTCCAAGCTTTATCTATATTTTCTGGATCACCCCACTCATTTAACAAATAATCCCTATACCAAATGTCTTTTTGAGTTTTTCCTATACTGCTAACATTTTCTTGAATTTCCTGTTCAGTGTATGGTGAAGAATAATATATATCTCCTTCATTATGACCTTTAGTAGGAACATATGTAGTTTGTTGTGGTATTGTATTACCCTCTTGAGGAAGACCCATTAACATATGTAATAAATCTCTTCTTTCAGCAGATGCATCCCAATCAGCATCTGCAAAATCATATTTTTTATCTTCCATAGTAAAGATAGCATCATAAAGTCTATTATATGCATCTTCATATCCCCATGGATCTATATTATCTGCTATTTTATTTTTTACTAAATCTAAACCTTCATTAGCTAGATAATTAAGAGGTCCTAAAGGATTTATTACATTTAGCATACTTAATCCATTTTGAGCCTTTGGTAATGAACCTCCATTTTTCCAATTCATAGGATTAATCTTATTAATTCCATCTATAAATGTTTCTTTTACAGCTTTAGCACCTTTTTCAATTGCATCACCAGTTGGTTTAATCCAATTACGGTAATGATAACCAGGAATATTCTTAACACCTTCCCAGTCAAATTGAAGATCTGTATTATCTTCTATATAGTTTACTGCTTTTTCTCTTAAAGGTTGTGAAAGAGACCATGGTGTAGTTCTATAAACGTTATATATAGATTTTCCAGCAACTTCATAAACTGTTGGATCTCCTTTTACTGATCCTGCTAATAATCTTGGATCACTCATTAATGCATCATATACTTGTTGTGGTGTTGTTACTCCTAGCATTGAACTATTAGCATCAGATAATCCTAACGCTCTACATGTTTGATCTGCACAATTATCAGTAAAAAAATCATATTGACCTTTTTTTCCAAAACCAAACATTGTATTTAATTCCTTATTAGTAAACGGAATTTCCATTCCACCTGCTCTACTTAATTGAGATGCATTCATATATCTTTCTAAATCTGATTCATTTAAATTTAGAATAAGTGTTTGTACACCAGGTTCATAATCATATTTTGGATCATAATCTACTTCTCTATTTCTACTTGGCCAAGCATTTAAATATGGTTTATAAATTAAATCACCATCTTCATCTAATTTTTTATATTTTTCTGGTAGATCTTCTGTATTTAATATTCTTGATTCAATATGACCTGGAGGCATACCTGGGTAACCAAGAGGATATTTAATTACCTCTACTTGATATTTTCTTTCTCCTCCACCTTGATAGCTATCAAAGTTAGGTTTCTTTATAGTAGTGTCTGGATTTTTAAAATAAACATTCTCTGAAAAATTTGGATCAGTTTGTACATATCCATCAGGTAAAAGATTATTATATGAAAGGAACTGTAACATATTATCTTTTCTTTCAGAGCTTGCATCTGTTGAACCAACTATTGATCCAACAAAATTGTTAAACACATCTTCTCCAGTTTCTTGAAGAGCTGCAAAAAAAGGTCTATCATCTTCAACTAATGTAGAAACTTCATGACCTATACCAAGTGCGTTAGATCCTAAAAATCCAACTAATTTATCAACACCTGTAGCATCTAAAATACTACCTATATAAGGAATTCCTTTTACTTTATTTTGAAGTTCTTCAGCAGTATATCTACCTGCCATTGCATGTCTTAGATTATCAATATTTGATAATTCTTCTTCACTTTCAGAAAAAGCTTTTGCTCTGTCACCCGGATTATTTAAATAAGCATTGATCTTTTTTTCTAATTCAGATAATTCTTTGCCAATTTGTGCTAATGGAATTTCAAAAACAGAACTACCAGGGAATTTATATTCACCACCTGGCATCATAATTTCAATATTACCTAGGTTATCTATACCAAATACAGGAAAGTCTACATCCTTCATGGTTATATTACCTGATGGTATTATATTATAAGGATTATTTCTATCCTTACTATTTCTTTTATATCCGTCTTTACTAAATTTCATTATCTAAATGATACATTAATTTTACTATTCTTTAATTTCAATAACATTTTTCTATTACCTGATTCATTCTTTCTTAGAACTACAGCATTCCAATAATGTCTAAACTTCTTACGTTGGAAAGATGGTTTTGCTAAATTAATATTATTTTGATTTAAATCTCTAATATAACCATTTAATTGAGTAATAAATATTGGTTCACTTACATTAGGATTAAATTCTCCTCTGTCAGCAGTAACATCCCAGAACTGATTAAACCTATACTTTTGTTCTTCTTTACTATATAATATTTGAATATCATTTGCAGTAATCTGTGGGAACTGTGTAATTAATGGTGCATTATTTTTAGGATTTAAATTAAATGTTAATAATCCTGAAACTTGTTCTGTATTGTGAAGAATAGCATGATCAAAATTATAATCAAGATCATGGAATCTATCACCACAATCACCTTCTAAATTACCTCTATAAATATAAGACTCAAGTTGATACTCAATACTTCTTACAGTATTTACAGTTTGTCCAACAGATTCAATAAGTTCAACTTCCCATCCATAATCTTTCTCATAGTAATTAGTATATAAATCACATCTATCATTATGTTTCCATACACCACCTTTTTCAAAATTAGGTTCTAAACAACATAAAAACTCAAATCTACAAATAGGAGGATTTACATTTAGCCATGTTGGATCACCTACTCCAGTATCAGGATTATAATATAAAGCAATACCGTTTGGCATAATATCATCTGGACATTGACCAGTTTGAGTTAAAGTATTTGGTACATATGTACTAGGTAGACGATCTGTAGGACAAGTACATTCTATTTTTCTACATACTCCATTCTTAATTCCACCACCTTCTGAACAATCTGCATCATTATCTAATAATGCATATGGTGGTGAAGCTGGAGATGAAAACTCAGTTGTAATTCTTTGATAGTCAGGTGGACAACTACATACAGTAATAGTACATATATTATTTGCAAGATCTTCTGCAAAATCTCTATTATTAGCAGGTAATAATGGTATTTGTTGAAATGGTGGAGTAGTTAAATTATTAAATACTGCAGCTATATTACCTGCAGGTGGATTGTTTGCTGTATAAATACAATAAGTTTCAGAAGCTACAGTTAATTGACCACTACTTTCTGCAGCATTAGGAGCATAACCATATGTTGAACTTGGTAAATTAGAATTCATAGTTGGTATAAAAGGACCTCCTTGATTATTAGTAGGAGCTTGTCCTTGAGATGGAGCACCATCTGTAATTATAATTGCAATTCTTTTATATGATTGAGCATTTGTTCTATCACCTAAAGTTGATTGTCTTACATTTGATAACTGAGCTTGTATTGTATCAAATGCTGTTGCTAAATTAGTTCCCATTCCATTAGGTCCAATGCTATTTGCTAAACCACCAATACCAGCATTTAACATAGTACCCCAGTTTGTATTAGCTGAATAATTAGACATAGATGGACTACTATTAGCAGCGTTTACATTACAATTTGTACCAACTAGATTATTTGTTGATAAAGCACCAGACATATTTGGTGTAACATTTAAACCTTGTATATAAGGATTAGCACCTTGTGGAACTATTGATCCCCAACCAACTATCCCAATTTGTGTATCTCCTGCAGACATTGATGCTGCAAATTCACCTACAAAGGTATCTATAAAGTTTAATGCAGGAAGCCAAAGACCATTTGCATTCATAGAACCACTATTATCTACACCAATAACAATATCTAATTTACAACCAACAGTTTCTAAGTCAGTTATTACTGGTACCTCATCAACAATAATTTCTGATGGGAATTCTCCTGGATATTGTTGACAACATATTTGTTGTACTGGATCCCATGTAAATCCTGGAGGACATTCTGGAATAGTTGTATCTACAAAATTCTTAGTTGTAAAGAAATGATTTAAACTAGGTATTGTTAAATCAGGATGCCAATCATGGAATGAAATCCAAGCTTTAGCTTTTGGATCATAACTTACTGTCCATGATACATCTTTAAAATATGTTTCATCATGTAAATCAATAGGAGTTGTTACATCATTATATGTTACTGGTGTTGTTTCAACACAAGAACACATTGGATCTCCATTAGAATCTGTAAATAAAGTACAACCTGGAGGACAAGAAAATACTGGATCAGGTGTTATTGCTGCTGTAATTGCATCTACAATATCTATAATATCTTGTTGCACTGCAAAATCACCTTGATATGCAAAACCTGTTGCTGAAGACCATAATTGTGAATATGAAACAAAATCACCTGCTGCACCAGGAGGTAATACAACAGCATAAAAATCTTGATTGAATGGTGCTGCAGTATATTGTGGATTTGATACTATATTATTTTGGAACCATGTAGTTGCTAAATCTCCTGCTGCAGAAAAAGTATTTAAAGGTTCTCTACCAAAAGTAATATCAGGAGTTGTTGGTGTAACAGTATTATTTTGATAAACGTCTGTTCCAGTAACAGCACCTGAAGTATATATTGCAGATGTATACTGTCCTGGACTACACATAGCAGGTTGCCCGTTTGTTTGTAAGTCAGTACCTTGTGGTCCATCAAATATTGTAATTAAGATTTTTTTAACATTTCTGCTAAATCCATCCATATATAATAAATTTTGACCACACCAAACACCAGCAGCAATATCAGTTCCATATGGGAAATCTCTTCCTATACCTACAATATTTCTAGATGAAGCACCATATACAGAAGTGTAATCTGGTGTAAATGGTGCAGTAGCTCCTGATGGTGATCCAATCCAATTTTCTAATATAGCTTGATTATCTGTTAAAGTTATTTGATTAGCTCCTTCAAACATTTCATCTGCCGTATTTGGATTATTACATAAATTTTGTTGACCATTATATAATGGATCTCTTGTATTTCTACCAGCTCCAAAATGACATAAACCTATTCTTGCTTGACCACTACTTAATTCTGGTGACATACCATCAATAAAACCTCTTAAGAAGTTTTGCATATTACCAACATTATTATTACCATCAACTGAGTTTGAAGAATCAATTGCAAATACAATATCTACATTACCTAATTCTTGATCTACTATAGGTTCTATAATTGTAGTTCTAATACATTCATTACTTGATGCATCAAATGTGTATCCATCTGGACAACAAGGTACTGCTTGTGCATTTCCACATGCTGTTTGATTAAATACAAAACCTTCACATGGATCAAAGTCAATACACTCTGGGTTTAATGCTTGATAATCTTTCTTACAGAAGTAAACTATATCATAGTTAGGATCATATACTGATTGACATCCTACACCTGCCACTGGGTTATCTATCCATCCACTGCAGTCTTCTAGTTCAGGAAATTGTGATAATAGTACAGATGGTAAATATTTATTAAACCATTGTTTCATACCATTATTTGCAATATTCTCTAAACCTCTACCTGCATAATTAAATATTTTACCTTGTGCTTGTGATATATAGTATAATCCGTTAGGTGTATTTATAACACTTCTAGAACTTTCACATGACCCATATTCATGAGCTTCATCAGCATTAACAATATTTTGCATTGGCTGACTAAATAGTCCTCCGTCACCAATAGTAAGTTTAGTTCCTAAATCTGTTTGTAACTGATCTACACCTTGGAATAATGCTGGAGCTAAATTAGGGAATGTAACTACTGCACCACTTTTTGACATTGGTTTGATTACATTAACTTTATTCTTAAAGTCTTTGTAATTCATTGGTAAGAATACTCTCCAGAAATCTTTCTTAGCTTCTTTTTGAGCTTGGAGAGAATATATCAATCTCTTAGGGAAATGTGTAAAACACTTCTCTGCAGTAATAGGATCATAATCTCTATCTTGTATTTGTCCAAAAGATATAAGCTGAGTATTAAATCTAGTTTTACTTAATGAGAAATCATATTTATAGAAATTATCTTTTCTAATAATTTTAGAATGGAACATTGACTCTACATCTGTATATTCTGCAAAATCATAATGTCTTTTATCATCAGTATCTTCATAATCTCTTAGACCCATATTAAGTGAAGACTCAACAAAGAAATCTTGTACACCATTACAATGAGTATACATGTATCCGTTTTTAATGTGAAATATAGATCTACCACCTTTATCTTGTGTTATACCATCATTATTAGGATTTATATTACCTGGGTTACCTACAGTATTAGGATTACCACCTGATGGTCCACCAGAATTTGATCCACCTCCAACACCTCCAGCATTATTACCAGCACCACCAACTTGATCATTAACTAAATCATTATTAGGCCTATCTAAAAAATGCAAAGCATTGGGAGAAATACCTGTTAAACCTTGATTTCCACCTTGAAGAAAACCAAGATTAACTATGTATCTTACTAATTCAGATAAATCATATTTAGCTGTATTCATCCAATATATAGGACGTGGTACATTAGCTCTCAATCTATAGTCATACGGGAACATATCTGGTTGTCCATCTAAGAAATCCCAGAAGAAAGGCATAATAACTTTTTCTGTATATCTATTTATATAACAGTCTCCTCCATATAATATTTTAGTTTGAAAACGTGCATCTTCTATAGGTATTCCATCTTTACTTATATCATCATAGTAATTACCATTTGGGTCTTTTTGAACACTTTCTTGTTCAAAGTAATGTATACAACCAATTGGAATTTGTTTGATTTGGTCTAATTGTCCATATTGATTTTTAAATGCTACTTTAAGGGCTGTATAGTGTGCAGCTATAGGAGTTGATCTCCATTGTGTAGGATTCCACCATCCACCAAAAGAACCAATAATAAATCTTGAATTATCTTGTGCTAGTCCTGGTGTTACAAATCCTGCCGCACCTGCTGGAGCTATAGCTGACACAGCAACTGTACTTGGTCTTTGTAAGTTATTAATTCTAATATTAGCTGTTAAGTTTTGAATTGAAGGTCCAATATATCTTCCTTTATCAACTAACATTCTACTTACCTGTCCTGCTAAAGGAGCGTTTGTATTTAAATAAAGTCCATGACCACTATACTTCCAAGCATAATCTTGCAAACTAACAAGTTCATAGATCATGTCAATAATATGCTGACCACCTTCAGCAGTTAATTGCATAAAATTAAATATACCAAATAATACTTGAGCTAAAGTAGGTGCCTCTGAAAATCTTCTTCCTTCATAAGATTCTTCTTGCATTCTACCTATATAACCTCTACCTGTACCTGTTGTTGCATTTGTTTTTGATCCATCCTGAGTTCTCATTGTGTTATCATACACAATCTGTTTTGCAAGTTTTGGAGCACCAATAATTGTTGCAGTTGTAAGTGCTGTATTTCTTAGATCATTTGGACCTATTGCAGGTACTTGTTGTCCAGTTTCATTGGTATTAATAAGTGCATCAGGATTAGTTAAAGTTAAACCACCTTGTCCTGCTACAGCAGGAGCACCAGCTCTATTACCACCATCATTTGTTGCAGTTACATTTGTACCAAAATTTACAATTTCTGCATGTGTCCATTGACCATTTGTAACACCATTTGTAACAACATATCCTCCTTGAGAATTTATACTACCAGATTCACTAAAAGATCCATTTAAACCACCACTTCTTGCAGTTTGTTGCAAGCCCATACTATAACCTTGTGGTCTTCTGGTTTTTGTCATTTTCCTACCACGCATTTCACCAATAGCATAACCTACACCAACTATAATACCAACCCACATTGCTATGTTTCTAAGTAACTTATGTTGTGGATGATTTTCAGATGGTCTAAATCTACCTATAGATCTACCTGTTGTTAAACCATATGTTTTAATTTCAAATGGTGATAAGAATGGTTTATTAAAAGATGTTTCAGGTGAATGAAATGTAAATACATTTGCTGCAGTATTAGCTTGTGGATATTGTGTAGTATTTGTGGGATTATTATAACCAAAACTAAAACCTGGATCTCCTGATAAATATGGATCTGCTTGAGCACTATTAAAAGGATAGTTAGGAATATAACCTATTGTTGCTGTACTGTCTGCAGCATTTTGTCCAGCAGGAAGATTGTACTGCCTCATATTCCTAGATAAACCTTTTGCTATAATAGACTTGTTACCCTCCCTTGATCCTACAAGTATTTCATAACCTATAATTCCTGGGATAGGTGGTCCTGTTGGTGTACCATTATCTGGAGAACATATTTGTCCAAAGCTTTCACTATACCTTGGCATTCTAATACCGTCAAACTTAACACCAAGTATATTTATTGATTGTCCATTATTAGAAGATCTATCTAAAAATCCTCCTGGTCCAGAACCATTAAATGTTTCATCTGGAAATTTATGATGTCTTATAGGTTTACCACATAAGTCATATCTATCATCACCTATATCTGAATTATATCTAACAGGATCATTTGGATACCTTTCTGTTGATTGCCAATAAGCCATATGACCTTCTGCAATTACAGTACCACAGTCATCTGTTATTGGACCTTCTGTTAAGTTATTTGGATTTTGCCAAAATTGATCTGTTTGATTTTGTGCAGTATTATATATTTCAAATGCATAATCACTATCATTAGTATCACAAAGTCCTAATGCTGATGCTTGTGCTGATAAGTTATTTACATCACCTGTTAATTGATCTAATTCACTAATAATAGTTCCATCTGGAGCTTGCCAACCATTCCATGAAAGCGGTCTACCTGGTATATGATATGATCTAGATTTTTCACCTGTATTATAAACAAATCTAATAAAGAATGAATAAACCTCATCTCTCATAAATGTAGGTTTGTTACCACCTTTTTTATAATAATCAGAATCAAATTGTGTAACTGTCCAATGCGTATGTATTCTATTTGCTATTGGTTGATAATTAAAATCATATCTTTCTGTTGGCCCTTGTCTAATTAAATAATCATTAACCACATACATTTTATCTGACTTTTCAAAAGCAGGTGTAGTTAATGGTAATGTATTAATAGGAACAGCTTTTAATGCTTGATTTATATAATCAATACTAATAGTAGATTGTTCTGTGCTATATATACCTATTTCTTTAGCTTGTATCTCTCCTTGATTATGACTAAGAATTACAAGTTTAAAATATTCAAATCCTTTATCTAAGTTTGATATTTCTATTTCTAATCCAGATAACAAATCTTCATGATCAAACAATGGTTGAAGATTTGACATACCATAGTAATCACCAACAACTTGATCATTAATTGTGTAAGCAATAAATGCTTGGTATGTTCCATTTCTTAATTGTCCTCCGTCATCTGATTTAGAAAGTTTTATACATGGAATATCTACTAATGGTGCAAGTCTAAGAGCTTCACAATCTAAACATGCTGTATCTTCATAAACTGTACATTCAGCACCTATTTCAGAAATTACATTTTGTATGTAAGGTACTTTATCTATATTAAGTGTACGTGATGGATTTTTACCATCATCCCAATATACTTGCCATGTACAATCAAAGTTTTCTTTTGCCGCTCCTGTAATTAAATGTTGCGTATCAAAATTTAAACAAGGTGTAAAACTAGTGCTATCTAAACCATCATCATTTTGACATTGAAAACAAGTATAATCATTTACAATAGGTTCATACTTACATTCACTATCATCCCATTTACCTATTTCACTTTGCTCATTATTTGTTGAATATAAAACCCACTTATCTCCATATAAATGAATAGCACCAATAATAGTATATGGTGCTGAACTACAAACTTTATTTCCTGGTTCATTACCTAAAGTTCCAACATCACCATCCTTAGAATTATTAATAGCATTTCTAGCATGAGTCCAGTTTTCTTTACCCACCAAAGATGTATTTAAATCCTTAGTCATTCCTTTAATAGGAATCTTAGTATCCGTAGAACTAGTATTTTGTAATTTTGGAGATTGCTGTTTAGCCATTACTATTTATATTTATCCTAATGTTGGGTGACTTTTAAACATATCATAGTAATTATGATATTGAGCTCTTCTGTTAACTTCCCATATTTTTCTCATTTCTTCAAAATCAGGTGTATTAACAAAACCTAAAGCATTGTTTCTTGATGCTCTCAATTGACCTTTAATATATGATAACTGTTGAGAAACATTCTCACCAGCAAAAACCATATTTTCTAATATTCTTTCTTTTAATGCATACTCATAGTACTCATTACAGTAAGGATGATCTAAAACTAAAAGATTACCATCATCATCTTCCATAGCACCTTGATAGCTAATGTATACATTACCATTTGTAAAATTAGTTAGTATATAATTATCTTTAATTTCTGCTACATATCTAGACTGTATATTTACATTAGGACAATCACACTGAACTTTATTTGATGTGCTAAATCTTAAAGGATGATAATCTGTATAATGTCTATACTGATCAGCACCTACAAATTGAACTACTATATGTTCATTTTTATATGTTGTTTTAGCTGGACCTCTTCCATCTGTTGTAGTAGTAGGACATGTTTGTACTACACAAACATCTTTACAATCTGTTGGTGTTACACATTGTTTAGGATCTCCTGGATCTGGAACATACTTAGTATATGTTGTATCTACTGTAGTACCAGCAGGCATCTTACTAGACATTGTATATGAATTACAACAAAAAGCATAATTTAAATACATAAAATCTGTAGGTAATTTTGCTTTACCATGTTCTATTTCTACTACAGTTTCTTTTGTTCTATTAATTCTTAAACCTAAATCATAATTAACTCTTGTAGCAACTTTAATTAATTGCTGAGGTTCAATCATACCTTCTAGCGCATATGTAGAAAAATCTACAGTTACATCTTCTAACAATTGATCAAAGGTTCTGTATTTATGTGATATAGCCATTATCTATTTATGTTTATTTTATTATCTGAATCTTCAGAAGGAACCTTCAAAGTATTCATCAATTGATTTAACACTTGTGTTTCAATTTCTGCAAACAAAAATTCAGGAATAAATAATTGTTGCATGTATCTTGGGGTACAATCATCTTCTGTATCACAATTATATCCAGATATATCTCCTTCAAAAATACCTTCTACTTTTACTGCATCCCATTCAATATTTGGGAAATATAGATAATCATTTAGCCACCAAAAGTATTTTGTTTTATTGTACTTAAAAGATGTAGTCTTTGTCATAGAAGCATAAGTACCAGGATTAGTTGGTTGTAATTCAATTGAACCGTCAATAGAACTAACAGTTCTAATTAATGGTCCCCAGTAACCTTCCATAAATGTTGGTAGTTTTTCTTTTGTACGTTTTATAGTACATCCACTTTGAATTCCACTACACTGTGCTTCTACTTTATCAACTTCAATTAATTCAATATAGGGAAGTGCTTGCCACACACTATTAAACTTCATAAGCTTATTAGCATGATCTTGTCTTCTCATAAACAGTTGTGCATTTTTTAATATAAGACTATAGATATATCTATCTGTCATAAATGCATCTTGTACCTCTGCTTTAATAGATTGTCTTACTCTTGAAACTACTTCTCCTATTGTTGTCATAACTAACTGTTTTTTTTATACATATCAGCCACTCTTTTTTTATTTTCCATTTTAATATACTTTGTCCATTTTTTAGGATATTCACTTGCAACAGATCTTTTAAATTGTCTGATGGCTGTAAATTGCCAAAGCTCTCTATTTTTAAAACGGTATTTAGTAGAGTAGTTTGTGTAAAATATTTTTGCTACATTACCATCAGTTTCCCAGTTTTTATTCTGCAAAACTTTACCATATTGTTTTGATAGTGCATAGTTTGTATTTACAGTTTTAGCTGCAGGGCAGGTTCCTATAAATATGTAACCTAATGAATCAGGTAACTCTACACCATCTCTATTTTTTATAACTTCTTCCCATATTCTTCCATTAAATAATTTAATTATATTTTTTAATTTGTTATTATCTATTTTTGAATATATTGGATTTTTGTCTTTAAATTCATTTATTAATTCCGCATTTAATAACCCCAAGACTTTCTCTCTATATCTTGGTGCATTTAAATTAGGTTTTTTAAAATTATTTATCATAATATTACCATACATTATAATTTACAAAAAAAAGGTGATTTATTCAAGTTTATTCAGGTGAATATGTTAGTTCACATATCTCACCTTTATCTGGGGTATGAAGTGATAATACTCCAGATCTTCTTGATCCTACAAATTTATTATGATAATGGTAATAATCTGTCTTTGATAAACTTGGTAAAATCTTTAATGTAAAACCTGTATTTTCATGTTGAGTTATGTACTCAATCTTTTTCTTATGATGATAATGACCTGTGTATAATGTTCTATATAATGTCTTACCCCATTCTCTTGGATATTCCATAGAGTATAACATTAAAGAATTTTTAGTATTTACATCTCCATGTTCAAATGCAAAAAAGTTATCTCCATATACAAATACCTTTCTCTCAAGATAAACAACATCCCATAATATTTTTTTATCTTTAAAACACTTAGATAATGCATGAGCTAAATGAAAAGAAGAAAGTCTATCATGATTACCAGGAATATATACAATTTGTAATGTATCACAATATTGTTTTAAATAATTAATACTCCATTGCAATGCATCAAATGCTTGCATATAAGCCTCTGTAGATGTCATACAGTTGTCTAATGGTGTTCCTGATGTGGTAGTACCACTCCATGTATCCATGTTAATTAAATCACCTCCTATGACATAATATAATTTTTCTAAGTGATGTGACTTACTTGCTCTTTCTGCAAGATCAATAATAGTCTCCTCAAAGTCTTTATCAATAGTTTCATTTCCTTCCTTACCAAAGTGTATATCCTGTAAAGACAAAACTCCAGCTGTTTTTACTTTACCTGGAGTTTTAATTCTTTTAACTAATTTATGTTTCTTTGGTTTAAAGTCTTTTAATAATTCAACAACATTATCAATTTCTTTATCTTTTAGTTTTGTAACCATTGCTGATACACGCCAATGATCACCCATTTGTTTATTCCAATAACTAGACAACTTCCATTGTGTGGTATCTATATTTAATATTTTAATTATTTCTTCAGGAGATTTTGGTTCAGATGATGATATAGCTTCCATCTTTGCTTCTCCTTTTTCTAAATTGTATTCATAGGATAATGATCCTGATTCTTGTAAAAGTCTGGCTTTTACCATGTCCTTAAGTACGTCATAGTCTTCTACAGTCATACCTAGTTTATCAGCACAGTAGTCTGATGTTTTTTTCCATTTAAATGATGCTTTGATTTTTTCTAATAATGAATCCATAATAGTTAATAAGTTATTTTTAAAATTGTTTGCAAGATACAAAAAAAATTCATATAAGAGGAAACCCTAGATTTCTCCAGGGTTTCCAAACAATTGCAGAGTTAAAACCAACAAACTTTCTCTACTTTTGTTATGCTATTGTGTTTGCATATACTTCTACTGAATCACAAGTTGCTGCGCCAGTAGTTGCTGCAACTTTAAATTTATATGCTGTATTAGATGATAAGCCTGTTACATCAAATTCTACTGTTCCAGCTGGTAATGGTCCTGCAGTATTTGCTAATATATAAGCACCAGATGCGGTAGCATAATATACATTTATTGCAGTTGTTCCAGTTGGAATACCATCCCACATTAATTTAATGCTTGTACTAGTAATTGTATCTACAAATAAATGTGCAATATTACTATTCCAACATCCAGGATTAGCAACAAATAATACTAGTTTCTGTAGTATAAAGTCAAGTTTTTCTCCTTTATTAACACAAAAAGTTTGGTTAGCAGCATTGGTTACACAAAAACTATTTTGACACCATCCTACACATGCTGAACATTGTATATCTTCACATGTTTCAGTATCATTTTTTCTTTGACAATTTGTATAACTACAAGGAGTTACTAGTCCATGATCTTTACATGCACATGGTGATGACTTTGTTGATCCACTTTTACAACTACTACAACTCATAATTTATTTTTTTAATTATTAAGGGCACGTGCTTACTGTATTCCAATGTGGTGAAGTTGTGCTATATCTAGCAACATTTACACCTGTTCCACCTGGGCACAATGCATAAAATTTTCCATTTTCTAATTCATATTCTGATTGCTCATTTACTAATCCTGATAAGGTTGTATATGCTCTTACAGTTGTATCAAATTGTGTACCTGTTGAATTATATATATTTATACAATTACTAGCAGTCTTAGCTTGTGTACAAGCACTTAATATTTTATCTGCATCAGTACTACCACTAATTTGTACTGCATAAGTAGCTGTGCTTCCCATGCGTTGACCACCTGCAGAACTTGGCTCTCCTGTTGATCCTGATGATAGTAATCCAAACATACCTCTAAAATATGTTGTTATCATAGGATTAGTTGAAAGATCTAAATCAGTTCCATTTTCAATATAAGCATGAACAGCATTAAAATAATTTGAAGGTGAAACATCTTTTAAACCTACCATTGTATTACCAGCACCATTAGTTGTTACACTATATGGAATATTTACAGATGCTACACCTGAGAGTAAATATGCTGTTAAATCTAAACCTGTTCCTATTGCTCCATGATTTCTATATCTTTCTAAACCTAATGCTGCACCATAATATTCTTGTGTAGAAAGAAGATTTTCTCCTTGAAGTGCTGCAAATGCTTGTAAAGCTACAGACGCTGTTGTACCAGCTATATCATTTAATAATGTAACAACAACTTGACTTACAGTAAATGGTATAGATCCTGAAACCCAAGGGAAACTTGTTTGTGCTTGACATGCAATACCCCATGCACTTGTTGGTGCTGCTGATGATGTTATATCTACTATAGCATCATAATCTTCTTGATATTGTGCTGTACCAGATCCACTATTTGTAGTAGGTTCAGATGGTGTTCCCCATCCTGGAGTTCCAGGTAAACTTGCTTTACCATAAGTTCCATTTGCATTTACTTGACCAACAAAAGATATTATATGTACATTTGGTGGAAATTCTGCACCTGTCGTTGTCCAATAACTTGGTAACGTTGCACCATTAGACATTATATCAGTATACCATGTTCCAGATGTTGGATAACTTAAAGCTGCTCCATATGATCCTGCACTATTAAAAGCACCTACATGTTCTACACAACCTTTAACATGTTTTAAATAATCACCAGATTCTGTTCCATTAACTGCTACATAATAAAAATTAGGTTTTGTAGCACCACTAAATCCACTCCTAATTGCATTAAATGATTTTTTAATATCTGCTGCATTTGCAGTAGTCATAGCATTAGTATCAAAAAATACAATTACATCAGTTGAGGTATATCTAATTCTTTGTGAAGGTAATATTTGTACATACTTAGTGCCTATTGTTGTACCACATGCATTTGATAATGTAATAACAAAACTATCAGATGTCATAAAATCACCATTTTGTGTGTACACATAAGTTGCACTACTGTTTGTAGGTGAACCAGCTTTATAAGCTAATGCACCATGTGCAGGTTGTGTAGTAATAGCCCAAGTGTGCTCTTCTGAACCTGCAGTATATCCAACTACATTAATTGTAACATCTGTTGTTGCACCTGTTCTTGAATAGTATACAGGTTGAGTAGTATCTAAATATATACCACTACAATTACAAGCAAAAACAACTTGTTTAATTGATTTATTATTAGTGTCTACTGCAGCATATACATAATAAAGTTGACTGTTTGGATCAGTAATTGTTCCCATATACTTCCATCCACTTTCTAAATTAGATCTTGTAATACCTGCAGGAGATACTGGAGAACCTGTTAATCCAGTAATTTGTAATGGTTCTGTAGTTAACTCATCATTAATAAATTTACCAGAATGATTCCATCCTGTTATACCTGTTGCTGATGCCATAACAACAATAGGTGTATAACTTGAATCAAAACCTACTTCCCATTTTGTTTGTGAAACACCACTATTATAACTTGCTAATTCTACAACATTTCCACCTGTGACTAAATCACTTCTACTAGTTCTCCATTCTGAACTAGTTGGTGTATATAAAACTGTAGAACATACAGGAGTTGAAGTTGAAACTAATTGTACTGGACAATCTGTTGTACCAACTTTACCATCTTGTGTTAAAGTATTTTTAACTTGATATTGTGTATTAGGTACTAAGTTAGTAAATGTACCTGTAATATCTCTTCCTTGAAATGTAAATGATCTTGAATCTTGTAAAGAACCTGCTTTGTTAAGCAATTCAACATTTACAATATGTCCTTTATTTACTGGAAGGTTTATATTAGAAACTGTAAAAGGAATAGAATCTGCTGTTACTGTTCCTATTGTTAAAGTAGGACAGCCTAATTCATTTTCTATAGTTATATTTTGTATTTCTTGACATGTTGTATTACCATCACTTGCGCAAAAATCTATTCTAACAGAATAATTACTACCTAAATCAAGATTACCCATTGATGAAGTAGCAAGAATATAAGGTGTATTATTTTGATAGTATTCAACGTCAACATAAAAACTTACAGTATTTAAAGAAGAATCTGTAACAGTTAATTTTGTTCCTCTTGAATTACACTCACTAAATGCTTTTGGAATAGATGTACCTTGAAAATCAAATACAAGACCTGTTACATTTCCTGTTGGACCTTTTTGTGTTGTAGCAACAACATCAAATGTAATATCTGCACATGTAGGTTTTGCTACAGTTTCATTTAAATTTTCTACAGCATTTCTTGTGTCATTCATTGTAATCCACAAGTTTTGGAATGACTGCGCCATATTCTTTGGTGTAGTTATCCAACCTCTTGTAGCTGCCATTGTACCTGAACCACTAAGTCTATCTTTTTGTGATAGAGCAGGTGTATATGCTACTGCTGTATTTATTTGTTGAGCTGTACCTACTGTATTATCTATAGATCCAACTTTATCATCTAATGCACCTATTGCTGTAGCAAATGTTACAGGACTATTGTTTCCTGTAGAATTAGATGCAACTACTTTATCTGTAGTTGATGATGGTGCTGATGAAGGACTACAACAATTATCTTCTATAAATGTTACTCTTTGTTCTAAGTTATTAACTTGCAATTGCATTAATGAAATTGCACTAATATTTTCACAAATCTGTAATGCTAAAAAATGTGCATAACCTCTTCCAGGTCCTAATGAAGGATCATTGTTTAATGCAAATGATATTGGTGAAGTTCCGTTATTAGCATAATCACGTGCAGCTTTTCTTAAACAATCAGGAATTTCTATAACACATGAACAAGGATCTGTTGGCGTTTGGCTAATTGCACAACAGTTACACAGTTTATCAATAATATTATTAAAGAGTTCTTGTATTGTTGCTGCAGTACCATAATCAGCTATTAAACATTTTTGATTTACAGTAGTAATATCTATACCTCCTCCTGAGTTTTCAATTACTTCACAAAGCTTTTCTGCCATGCTAGCAACTACATTACTAACTGTATCTCCATTACATACTTCAATACATGTTAAATCTGGTCCTTGCCATACAACACAGTTTGATGACATGTTATCTGTACATCCGTTGTTATTACTAGATTGATTAGGTATCATAAATATATTGTTTTTGTAGCTGTAAATTATTACATGTATACATTATAATATACACAAATTTTAATAAACAACCAAGTTGTCTTATTATTATTATTCTTCAGGTGTACAATCAATTGTCTGCTTTGTACACTTTATTTTTGTTTCTTGTGGTGTTACAGTAATATCTATTCTTTGCTGACTACAACCACCTGTTGTATCAAAACAATGACATAGATCTATTGAATGTTTTTTATCAACACTAGCATTAGGTATGCTATGTGTAAAATAACCATCCTCATCTGTTACACCTACTTCTTTATTATCTATATAAATTGGATAACACTCAATTGGATTACCCTCAGTATCTTTTACATATATTACTAAACACTCTACATCACCTACACATTCTTCATCACCTGGGTCCCAAAACGCTTCAAGATTAGTTTCAAAATCAACTTGTGTAAATCCTGTAGATGGCTGAGATACATTATAACCCCAATTATATTGATCTAATCTACCAACATTATATTGAACATATGGATTAGTACCACTAGTAGTTTGTGCTAAAGAAACTATACCGTTAGCTGGAGCACTTGCTAATATACCTGTATTATTTATACCAGAATCAATTGCACCAACAACATGTAAAGGAAATGATTTATGAGAATCTGCTACAGATTTTGGATATGCAGGATATATAAAATAATTTGCTTCATAATCTGATCCTTGATTTAAAAATTTATTATGTTGAAGTACAAATTCATCATAATCAGCACTCCAACATGGTGTAGGTACTGCTTGAGTTCCATTTACTCCACCTGTAGCATTAGTCCAATCTGGTGCAGCTGTATTTACATTTACATGATAAGGTTGTGGATAAGGTTGTGGAGATGTAGCTTCATCAGCAAATACAACAACTAATATTCTTTTACTTGATGCTATAGGTGGTGGCCCAGGACTTGTTACACTATCTCCTGATGCTCCTGTTCCTGTATATGTAACAGTTGATGTTGTATTACCACCATTAAACCAATCTATTTCTTTTACATTAATAAAATAATCTAGTACACCCCATTCTATTGTATTTGGATTAGATGTTGGAGGAGTTACTGCATCTACATATCCTCCTGTAGGAGGGTTATTACCCCAACTAGGATTTTGTGGTCCTATAACACTTCCTGTTCCTACACCTGGAGAATAAGATCCACCACAATAACCTGCGTTATTAAATTGTCCAGTAAAAGGTACAATAGCCCAATCTAACCATCTTTCACCTAATACAGATGTGTGATATACTTTACCATTAAATGCACCTAAATCTCTTAAACCAGTTATCCATGTTTCAACAACATTATGTGTATCTATTACTTCTTGACGTCCTAGTGATGTAGTATCATAAAAGAAATACATGTCTGGATCATTCTTTCTAGCTTCTCCACAAAAAGTACAATCTGTAGCTATACCATATGTACATTCTGTAGTTATTGTACCAGCTGCTGATGGTTGTACAGTTGCACTAGTTGTATATGCTTGATTAGTCCATCCAACAGCAGAATAATCTACAGATTTAATTACTGAACCATCACCATTTACATCAATAATAATTTTTAAAACTTCAGCATTATCTGCTCCATTTTTAGGATCTACAGTATTTGTATTACCATAAATAGTTAATGAAAAATTTCCTGAACCAGGTAAAACTCCATAACCTATAGTAAAATATGTACTAGCAGCTGTTCCATCATATTTAGCTAAAGCATATACTTTTGTTGTACCAGGTATATAATCAGATGAAGAGTTTATAATAGTTGACGTAAGTGTAAGTGTCATAGAAGCAGTTGTAGTTGTAACTACACTACTATATTCTGTACACGGTGTACAAGCTTTTAAAACCCAATCAGGTATAGGTGTACTTTCAAAGTTCCACTTATAAGTTGAGTCATCATCTTTATCTTTATATTTTTTATCTAGATATATAGGAACTTTATTATCATCCCAATCACAAAGTTCTTTTTGAGCAGATAACTTATCTAACTTATCTAAATTACAACAAGAAGATAAACCAAATCTATCTTCTCTCATTTTTCTAAATTTTAAGTCAGCAAAAGCTTGCTCAATATTTATCTTTTTTATGATTTCTTCATCTTTCTTTTTATTGCAAGACATATCAGAGTTTTTAAAATATTAACAGCATATCTCACAGGTAATCTTTTTTAATTTTGTTTTAGCAAAATTATAAAGCTCTAACCCTTCATTTGGACTTTGGCAGTATTCTACTTTAGCTACAGCTGCATCTATTAATGTACGTATATATTTCATTTCTGCCATAACTTTTTGAAACTCTGAACTTGGTTCACAAGGTTTAACATCTAACTCACATAATTTTTTATAGTAAGTAGATAGTAGCTCTGTTACTCTTAAATGATTATATTCTACATATACTTTATCATTAGGAGAAACACTATACTTTATAATATAGATACCATCTGGAATTGTTGCTCTACTAGAAGAACAACTAGAAGTTTGTAGTCCCAATGCACACGCTGTTAAATTCAATCTTCCAAAACCTTCCCATTCTCCATCATTATTTTTAGATACAACTGTCTCAATAATTTTAGGATTATTATATCCAGGAGCAGTTATTGATAGCTCAGGACAACTTACACCTAAATTGCTTGTATAATCACTTGTATCAACAATAGGAAGTATTTCACAATTAGAACTTGCTGGTATATCTAGACTTAAAATATGTTTAGCTGCCATAAGTTTTCAATTTATTATATACAATACTCAATAATAATATACAAAATTTTATACACTAAATGAAATAAAAAAGGGGTAGAATTTAATCCACCCCTCCTTTAATTGTGTATATATAGTGTTAACTATTAAATGTCACCACCTTTTTTAACTAGATCTGCTACAGATGTTACAGGTCCTGAACCATCAAACTTCTGTACATTTGCATCTTGTGCTAATGCTAACCAGTCAGCATCTAATGATGTAGTTGCTGCAGAAGCACCAGTACATGGAACATATAATCTGTATACATACTGATCATTATCAAATACTCCAGATGGGTTGTTAAATCTAGGAACATTGTGTACTAAGTGATATACTCTGTATTTACCTCTACAAGCACCGTGAGTAGCATCTCTACCTACTTCATCAACAATACCAGACATTTGCTCAATTTCTCTAAATCTTGCAGAGTCTTTGTTTCCTTGATTGTAAGGAGATTGTCTGTATCCTTCAGTTAAAAGAATATCTCTTGCAGCAGTTTCAGCTGAAGTTCTTCTTTGCTTAAATTCAGTTTCAGACTCAATAACATATCCTTGACAAGCAACACATGGATTACCTACTTCATCTTGTAAATCAATAGATGCTTTAAGACCTCCCATTAAATAGAAATCTCTAGTATCAAATGAACAAGAAGAGAATTGAGTTTGTAATTCACAACTATTTTTAAGTGTAATAGTAACTTTGTATAGTGTATCAGATAACCAAGTACCATCACCGTTAATACCAGCCGCACCACCTGCATAAATTGCATTTTCTTGTGCAAGAGTTGGATCAGCATAAGCAGCACCACCCACAGATTGTGTTAATTTAGCTGAACCAAATTGTGATAAAATAGGATCATTGTTAAACTGATCTCTTAAGTTAGCAGCAACAATAGATGGAGCAATACCTGATTTACTAGAAGTTTGCTCAACACAACACATGTCTACACCATTAGCTGGATGTGTTAGTGCAGTACCACCTGCATTTTTTTGACCATCTTGTAACATTGGAAGTGAACCAGATAAAGAAGCATAAGCATTGTGATTTAATAATCTTAATGCTGCAGTACCTTTAATATCTACTCTAAAAATTGGATCAGAACCACATGGGAAGCAAGATTTATTTGCATCAGTAGGTTTAATAATAATTTCAGCAGTAGCTGCAGTTTCATCATTACATTCTGAAATCCACATATCAGAGATATATTTCTTTAGAATCATTTTTGATTTAATTGACTCTTTATATCCACCATGACCAGGATTGTTTCCAATCTTGTCATTAGCCATAAAAGAACCAGTAGCAATATAAATACCGCCATTTGTTCCTGCAACGCCAGCAGCGTCAAGAACTTTGTAGTCTGCACCAAGAAGAGCTACATTCCCAGTAGTTAAATCCTGAGATGCTTTAGTAGTGTCTTGGTTGTGCGTCTTTGCTAAGAAAGCTTTGCAAAACGCATGATTAAAATAAGCCATAATTTCTTTTTTTAAAAGTTAATAAATATTGATATATAGTTGTATCATAGTGATACATTAATAATATACAAAATAAAAATGTATTTACCTCATATATTAATTATTTTTTTCTGCACTTGCTGAACCTCTAACATATTGATTTATATCATTTATATCACCTGCAATTACTGATACTGCTTCATCAATAATTAATTCAACAACATCATCTTTAAATTCACATTCAACATCTGCAGGTGATTGAATTAATGTATATGGATCAACACAACCTTCTATTTGAATATTTCTAGGTTGTCTATAATATGTTAAAGTAGGATTAATAATATCAAAATCTCTTTTGTATACTCTTAACCTATTACCTTGTATAGTACAATATGTTTCTCCCCATTCAAAATCAGGTCTTTTAAGAGGATCTCTCATTATAAGATCTACATTAGCTTCTTCTGAAAGATATACTGTCATATCTCTTCCTTTTGATCTTAAACCAGAAGCAGTTTTAATTTTCTCTGCAGGACAGCATTCTGAGATAGCTTCAACTGTTATTCTTTTGTATTCAAAATAATCATCAGGAAAAGATGTAGACTGTATATATGTAGGTTGATTAACAAATGCAAAACTAATATCTCTTAATAAAGGTTGGAGATCATCAATTCTTCTTTTAGACATCTCATCTCCTTCTTTATACATATTATTACCATGTAATTGTCTTCTACACCATTCAACTTGTGCTTTATTAAATGCCTCAACAATCTGCCAGCACTCTATGTTATCATAGTCATTACTAGCTATTTTATTAAGCCTTTGTCTAAATTTTAATTGTAGTGTAGTATTATTCATAATTACATTGTCCAGTAGTATTCAACTTGACTTTGAATAGATGCTAAATGCTCTTCATTTAATGGGTTCTTTAAAAACTCAACACATGAATCAGATGATTTACCAAGCTTAACACTTCCTAGATAAATCCATCCATCTGCTTTATTTGTAATAACACCATATGCACTAGCATCTTTAATAATAGCTTTCAACTTTAAATCTTCCATAGAAAGTCTTGAAGTATCTAAAAACATTTGTGCTGCTCTTCTTTGATTTCTATCATGACCATCACCATGAATAAATGCATCCATATTTTCATAGATTACATCATGCGCAGTTGAATTATTATATTGTGTACTATTAGCATCACAAACTTTTGCAACATAAAATAATTTTTTATTTTCTGAATCAAACATAGTTGTTAATGCTGCTAAAGCTCTATTTCTTAATTTAGATAATTCTGTTCTTGTACCAACAGTATCTTCTAATTTATCTAAATAAAATTTACAACCTGGTGTTCCTTTTGCTGTTTTTAAGTTTGGTGCAACAATAGAAAACCCACCTGCTTCAATTGCATATAATTTTATTAGATCATAAGGATCTGTTGAAGGATCTAAATAAATTGGATCATTACCTACTCTAATGCTAATTTTTCCCCAGAATTCATGATTATCATGTCTAAGTAATTTTACTTTATTCCAAAACTCTGGATCTTCTGGATCAATTATATTAGCTGCAAGATCTCTTTCAAGTACTGCAACAGCCTTTCTAATTTCATTTATTTTTGCTACTCTCTTTTGAGGAGGTAGTTTCTTTATTTCAGGAGCAAATTCATTTAAGCCTGTAACATATCTTTTAATACCATTGATTTCAAGACATGATAATTCTTCTTCATGAACTACACCTTCAAAAAGTGACATACCATAATTTTCAAGACCCATATTTTCATTGGATCCATCAAAAAAAGTACGTATTGCAATTGATTGATTTTTACCTTCTTGATATTTTTCAATCATTGTTATTTCAGTAATAGGTTCTACTGATGTTGTAGTATTCTCTATTACTTGTTCTGTTGGTTTAATGTTTTGTTTTTTAGCCATCTTTAAATTAATTATTGGTTTATAGTTTAAAAAAAAGATATTGGGGAGAGTTTAATTACCCTCCCCATTATCAAAATAAATATTAGAATGATCCTCCTGTTACTGGATTCTTCATTACAATTTTAAGAACCTTAGTTGGGTCTTTTACCCATACTGAAGGCATGGTTTGTGTCATCATTACACGGTATCCATTAAAGTTACCTGATGATGCAAAACCTTGAGTTCTTCCCATATAGTCCATAGTACCATTTTGGTAGAACCATTTTAATGCATTATCCCAAGATAATTTCAATAAGTGAATATTGTCATTACCAGACTCAGTGATGTCAAAGATAATAAAGCTGTATGAGCTTAATGGTCTTCCATCAATAAGTGGATTCTCAATGTCATTAGTATGTAGGTTATCAAATGCAGGATTCAATACAAATCTTACGTTTGCCAAGAAAGGAATCACATAAGAAGTGAATGCATATCCAAAACCTAAGTCCATTCCACTACCAGTTACCATACCAATTTGATCAGTATTAGTTACATAAGCAGTTCCTAGACCTGCAGCTTCTTTAGCAATTGCATCATTAACAAGCTTCATACCACCAATACCAGTCTGAACAATTAATGTTCTTTGTGGATCTGGTCCTTCTAATTCAACTTTACCTTGGTAGAAGTTGTAAAGCTCAGTTTTAAACATATCTAAGCTGAAAGAAGACTTGTTATAGATTCTCTTGTAAGAGTTGTCTAATTGCTTCCAAAGACCAACTGACATTCTGATGTCATCTGGACCGTCTTGTCTAACTCTACCACCGTGACCCCACATCAAGTAAGTTTCAATGTCACTAGCAATTTTGTTAAGGTGTGCTGCTTCTAAGTTAGTTAAGAAAGTTCTAGATAATGAACCATTATCAAATGCTCTCTTTACGTAATCAGCACCCATAATCTCTACCATGCTCTCTAAAGAAGATACAGAAGGATCAACGTCTTGGTCAAATGTTCTCCAAATCTCAGTTACAGGAATAGTACCGTCAGCATTCATTCCTCCTTTAAGCATTAAGTCTGCTCTTGAAGAAACTGAATAGTGAACGTGTGCTTCAGCTCCTCCTACAAAGTTGTAGAATTCTCTGAAACCAGTTCCTGTTTGAATATCTGAAAATCTTTCACCGTACTCACCTCTTGCAGAACCTTTTCTGAAGAATTTAGTTCCTGACTTAAGGTATTTGTCAGCTAGACCAGCAGTGTTATCATTGTTTACAAGTTGTACAGTATAAACAAATCCGTCACCTGAAGGAAGAATATCATCCGCAGTAACGTAAAGTTCTTTACCATTGTACTTGTCATAAGTAATAATATCACCGTGACCAAATGCTCTCTTACTTAAAAGAATTTTAAAAGTTTTACCATCTATACCTCTAACTGTTCCATCACTGTCAGTGACACCGTCAATTTTACCTAGAGAGTAAGGAAGGTCTTGTGCAATAGGAGTTTGCCATTTATACTCACCACGTGCATTGTCAACCATAATTGTATTCTGTCCACCAAATGAAGCTAACTGATACAAAGGCATTTCTACCTTTTGTGTCATTGCCCACAAATCAACAGGACCCATATCCATAGGTTCTGCAGATCCTAACATTGCTGTTAAGTGGTAAGAATCAACATGAGAACTAGCTTTGTAGTTTGTATCTCTTAGGAAAATCCCATTATTTAATACTGGAGTTGCCATAATTGATTATTGTTTTAAAGTTAATATTAATTTAATTAGTTTATGTATTCTATTAAGATTGTTGCTATGCCTTCTGTCATTGCTGCACCTTGAGGTCTAAAACCTATTTGAACCTCTTCAGTTGTCAAACCTGTTGCAGTTACTGGGACTGATGATTGTACATCCTTATCTGCATCAACACCTGCTTTTGCAAACTCAGCAATTTTTGTATCTGCTGCAGCTCCTTTAAGATACACATCAAAGTGTGTCCATGAACCACCGCCAGCTAAAGCATCAGCTACAAATACTGTTACACTTTTAATAAATGCTCCTTTTGGAACAAAACCGGTGTTAGCTAGTACAGTAGTAGCTGTTGTATCACCACCAGTGTCTGCAGCAAAACTGTAAATACCAGTTACTGTATGAATTTTTGGATTATTTGCCATGATTTTAAAAATTTAGTTTAGTTAATAATTAATTTGATTGTTAAATTCTTTTAAAAATATTTTTATTACCTCTTGGTAATTTTCTTGTTTGTCTTTTTTGAGGTGTTTCTTCTTGTACAGCTGCAGCATTTGCTCTATTACTTTGTGCTGTTTTAAGTTTTCTAACTGTTTTTTCAACAGCTTTATTTTCACCTATTTTCATAATATTAGCTTTGTATCCTTTTGGATCAGCAAGCAACCATAATGCTTCAGTTACAATACTATAGTTTGGTTCAACAAACTGATACTTTTCTAACAAATGACCTAACAAGTTTGTATTTTGTCCACTAATTGAAGGATAAGCTGGATTAACTAAACCATTATATAAGAAGGATTGAACTTTCTTATCTACTTTAATATCACCTACTTTACCATCTTTAAGTGTGTTATATACATTTTGCATATAGTTTTGAGAAGCTTGTTGTTGTTGTTTTTTCTTCATGTCTTGTTCTTGAAGTTTTCTAGCAACAACTTGCTCTTGCATTTTATCTAATTTAGGTTTAAACTTCATGGCTTGTTGCTCTAGTTTTCCTAAATCAGACCATACTTCAATCTCTTCATCAATTTCTTCTTGTGTTCCGTAACCAGTTGCAGATAAATATTCTCTAATTATGTGCTTCTGATCTTTCACTTCTTTTACATTGAGATCTCTTGTTTCTTCAACAACTGATAATGCTTTAAATATTCCTTTAAGATCAGTACCTCCATCTGCAACATATCTTGCTGCAATTTGAAGTTCCTGTGGTAAACTGTCAAAGAACTGTTTTGGAGTTTCTCTTCTTACTGCATTTGCTCTTTCATCTAAATTAGCCTGAATAAGCTCTTGCCAATCTTTTGCAGTATAGTCTTCCAACTCCTTTCCGTCATCAAAAGCTAAAAGTTTTTCTTCATCAATTAACTTTTTGAAAACATCTGAAACTCCATTGATTGGTTTTCTACCTCTCTTTTTTGTTTCAGTTTCAGCTGTTACTTCTTCTTCTTCTTGATTATCTCCTAAGATTTCATCAATCTGATCAGGAGTAACAGTTTCTTTCTTTTCTTTTTTCTCCTCAACTACTTCAGACGTTTCTTCTGTAGCTTCTGGTTTTTCTTCTTCTTTAGTTTCTTCAGCTGCTGGTTTGTCAATAAATGACATGTCAACATCTTTTTTTCTACTAAATACGTTAGGTTTTTTTGATTCTTCTTCCGGTAATGTTATTGACTCCGCACCTGGAGCTCCGTTAAAAATTTCATCAAGGTTTACCTCTACCTTTTCTACTTTGGTTTCTACTGTTTTTGTTTCAGCCATAACTATTATTGGTTTTAATGTTAATGATTACATATATAATATACTAAGTTTTTTTTATTTAAACCTTAAAAATTTGAAAATCTACTAAAGTTTTTTGTAGTATATAGCTAAGTATATTATTCTTACTCTTTATCCTTGTCTTTTGGGGATTTTTGAACATCATATTTATTCTTATTCTCTCTAGCAATTTCTAGATTTGTAGCTGCAATATCACGTTGAGTTTGTAATTTTTGTCTATCAATATCCATTTTTGCTTGACTCATAGAATCTCTTCTAATTGCTTCATCTCTTTTGAAGTCCATTTGCTCTCTATACTGCTCTCTTTTTTCCATATCTTGCATTGCATCACGGAAATCACTTTGCTCATTTTGATCAATATCAGTTTGTGCACCATAACCAGCAGCTCTAATTTCTGCAACCATAAGATCATTTTTACGTTCTTCAGCATTTTGTGAAGCTTGGAACTCACGTTCAGCAGCTTTTTCTTTAGCTTGTGCTTCAATTTGTTGCTGTTGCATTTGCTGTTGTTGTTGCATTTCTTGTTGTCTTTGAGCTTGTTGTTTTTCTTCAGCACCTTTAAGAATGTTAGAAACTTCTGCAATTGAGTCAGCTTTAATAATACCACCAAGATCAAATATACTTGCGCCTGATGTGTTATTAGTCATTGCTAATTGTTTAAGTTGATCTAATATAGATCTATGATTTGTTCTTGTTGTACAGAAAATATTAAAATCTCTCATTAATAATTCTGTACCATTTATTTGGAAGTTTACTTTTTCAGCTTCACTAGAAATATAATTTAATCTAACACTAGGCATTTTACTATGGTAGTATTGTGATAAGTCAGTTCTCATCTGATGTACCCTTGGCATAAGATTATCTGAGTGTTGTATAAAGTACATTTCTGTTTGTGCATATGATTGATTCATAGCTTGTGTTACACCTGTAGCTGTTTGTTGAGCAACTGGTGCACCTAATCTTTGTGGATTAACACCAATAGCATCAAAAGCTTGTTGCTTAAAATGATTGGCTAATTGTATTCTTGACATTAATCTTCCTGACTGTTCAAGATTTAATGTCTGATAATGATTAAAGTTTGTAGCATTTTCTGTGTTTGTTATAGAAGTATCTAATGGTAACATACCAAAGTCCTTCATAGCTACATATGCTTTTGCCATATTATTCTTACCCCAATCTTCTCCCATTGAGTGACGTGGTAATGCATTCTGATCAAACATAATTACAGTTCCTAGTTCATCTACTAGTATATCTGCAATTTGATTATTTACCATATTGTATCCTACTTGATATGGTTTCATTAAGTCTACTAAAGAAGTAGATCTTGTATTTCTATCTGAGAATACTCTTCCTTCAATAGGTAGTTTACAACCATAAAGATTGTTATCTCCTTTAAATTGAAATTGTACTCTACCTGGTTTCTTTTTATTTATACCTAAGTATATTGGATCAAAATCAGATGACATTTCTGTTCTCCAACTATGTGGTAAGTTTCTACCTATTTTTACTCCTCCCCACACTTCATTAATCCATATCCAATCTACATGTTCTCCTTCAATAAGATTATCTTTTGTTTTCTCTTTGAATAAATGTGTATTATAAATAGGTTTGTGTGACTGTTTCCAGTTTTCATCAATAATTAATTGTTCTACTTCACCATCTGGCATAACTCTAGTTAAATGCCCAACCTTTCTTTGAGTCTTCCAATAAATTGTAGATACTCTTAAAAGATCAGTGTTACCATATGATGCAAGATCTTCACCTTCACCTAAGATTTGTGATACAATGTCACCTCCTCCACCTGGAAACTTATTCCAGTTACTCATAAACTGTCTATATCCTAATGAAGGAGATTGTGTGTTCCATTTATGAGATTTTGTAGGATCATAGAATGAACCATCATTTTGAACTGGTTGATTCATATAAATTGCAGATTTAGCAGGATGTATTGATTCTAATGACTCTAATTGTTTTTTAGACATCAAGTAACCATAACTATCAATAACATCTGATATTGTCATCATCTCACACTTACCTGCATAATTAGATTCTGAAATATATCTTGTGTCTGGAGACTTTTGGTAGAACGTTAATACTGGATTCCATAATTCTACTTTATAGTCATCTTCCATCATTTTAAAATGCCAAAATTCTCTATCACATATAAGCATGTCACGGAATCCTCTTTCTTCTAATTCCTGCATTTTAAATCTTTCTTCATCAACTCTTAATTGATGACTAGCCCATTCTTCTACTAAGCTTCTATAATCTTTTTGAAAAAATTCTTCTATTTCAGGTAATGATTTTAATTGTTCTGGTGCAAGAGCTTTTTGTGCTTCTTCTCCTGAAAGATCAAGACCTTGTTCAATTAACTTTTGTTGAACTTGTATTGCAGCATCAGCTAATAGATTTTCTTCAATCATAGATCTTTTCTGTTCCATCATTTCATTATATGATAGATCATCTACAGCTCTAAATTGAACTTTATTAAATCTTTTAGAAAATTCTCCTGAGAGAACGTTAATTACGTTTGGGATTATAGGATAGAACTTCAACTCTAATGCTGAGTTGTCTTCTTCTGTTAGTACATCAATAAGTTCTGAATATTGATTATTCTCTTCAATAATATAATCTGTCTTATCAATGATACCTTTTGCTAGCTTATAATTCTTTAAAAGTTTTCTAGCATTTCTTCTTAAGAACTCCATACCTTGTTCTTCAAGCCAATCTAAATTCCATGCAGCCCAATCATTAGTTTTACGTTTTGCAGATAAAAACTGTACAGGTTGAGTTAAACTTGATGTAGCCGGGTATCTAGATTCTTTGGCTTTTGCACCATTTTTTAATTGAAGAGCGTTAAATACTTTCATTATTTATTTCTTTATATAATAGATGATACTAATATCACCACATGTTGTAGAAGTTGTCCAGTACTTTTTCATTTTATATTTTTAAAAGGTGACTTTCTAAATTTTTTACTTCCATTATTCTTTTTACCCCTCCCTAAATTCTTAAAAGGGCTCATAGATAATTTATACAAATTTCTTGAATTATCCAAGTTATTTGCTGACTTATCCAGTTCTTTACGTTTTAAATAGCCTCTATTAGACTGTTGAACCTTAGCAAATGCAACTAATGCAGAAAAAGCTACAAGTCTATCCACGTTTAATCCAGGATAATATTGTGACATTTCTGTTAACAACATTGGATCAGGTATTCTATCTATACCAAATGTTTGTGATATTACTTCTCCATTATCATCTAAATCCTCATCTATCACTTCTCTAATATATTCTATTGCATAAGATATTAAATGATTTTTAAATAGTGTTCCTGTATTTTTCCAACCATACTCTTGATATACAGTTCTGTTTGAGCCAAGATCTTTTAAAAATAATACTTGCTGTTTAGGTACAAGATATTTTTGTTTTCTTTTAGCAATCATATGTTGTATAAATAAAGATATATTGTTCTCAACAATAGTCCATGCTTTATACCACTCTATAATCATTTCTAATTGCTCATGAGTTTTGTTTATATCATCATATCTACCACACCATGATGCTACTATTTTATCTTTTTCTATAAATGTTTCAGATCCATCTGGTGTTTCTCTTGTAACCTCTACTGGATTTTTATAAACAAATATACTACACAATGAATCTGATGTAGTTGTTTTACCTTCTGATACAGGGTCAATAGATGCATAGTATGTACCAAAGTCTGGATTCTTAATTGGTCTTTCCCATACTACAAGTGATCCAGTTTTATCTTCCATTTTTTTCTTTACAGGAAAAGTAGATATAGGTAATTTTTTAGTTCTTTTTGCTGTTATACCTTTTTGATCACGTTCTAGTTGTATAAACTCATAAGAATATTCTTTATCTTCAATCTTCTTTAGTTGTTTAGCAATAATACCTTGTGGAAATATAGATGCTTGTCTATAAGCAAAAGCTTCTGCAATATTAATAGGTTTCTGAGATATACGTAATTGATATTGTTCTGGTGCTAAATCTTTTTCCCATTGACCTCTTTCATCTTTAATAGCTTGCAAAGCTTCCTTTATTTGTGAGTTACCGTATTTATCAATATAAGGGGGCATAGACCACTGTTCTGGTATAAATAGACCTGCAATACCAAAACCACCTTTATCATCCATTAGATCTGTTTCTACAGCGTATATATCATTTGATTGTGGATTAAGTATCATTTCCTTTAGAGGATTACACTGATCAAGATCACCCACAGATCCTGCAGCTATAAACATACCGGTAGTAATCATACCAGATGACATGGCTGGTCTGATATACTCATAAGTTTGATCCATCTTTGGAGCAATACCAGCCTCTTCATGAAAGAAGTAAGTACAAGGTCCACCTACACCTGTTGTTGCATTCTTTTCAAAAGATGCACCTTGTATTTTAGACATAAGTCCTTTGTTGGTTTTTCTATTATTTATTCTTACTTCTATCTTTTGTTCCCAGAGTAATACTTTCTCTGGTGTGCAAGGTCTATACCATGCAGTGTGTTCATTTAAGAATGTTTTATATTCATCCAAAAACTTCCAGGAACCTTTATCATTAATATAATCTTTAAGAGATGCACCCATTTTACATATAGACCCTTCTTCAAACCAGAACTGATTTAAAAGTTTTGCCATATGAAAATATGATGAAGCTATCTGTCTTTTCTTTAAGATAGCAGCATGCTTATAATGTAATTCTGCAAGTAGTTCATATAAGGCCATATGATATTGTGCATCCCTAACTTTTGCAAAACCATACTTCTTTTCTTCTTTATCAAAGATTGGTAAGAAGTTTAACCACATGTAATAATCTCTAGTTAAATAAAATACATTCTTTTTACCATGGTATAGAACACCCTCTCTGCATTTATGTTTTTGATCTTCCCAATATTTTATATAATCTTTTGATCTAAATGGTTTATCACAGTAAAAACCATTCTTGTTAAATATATTAGCTTCATTATTAAAAAGCAGAGCAGTCTCATCAAATTGATACTGCCCTGGCTCTTTAAATAAAGTTAAAATATATTTAGTAAAGTCTTCTCTTGATTTAAAATCAGTTGTAGTCCATTTACCATCTTTGTATGTAGGTACAATTTTATACATCTTGTATTGCCCATATATCTTGTTGTCTTAACAAGATATGATCTTCATCCATGTGGTTTACTTTTACCGGTTGAATAAACTGATTGAATAATACAACTTCACCTTCATGTATACCTTCTACATCTTCTCCTACAGAAACAACTGTACCTTTATCTTGTTTTTCTTGTGAAGATTCTGGAATATATATTCCTGTATTACCATAAGTTTCTTCTGATTTGTGTTGTTTAATTAGGAGTCTATCTCCTACTGGTCTAATTTTACTCATTTTATTTTAGTTTTAATTTACATTTGATCATAAGCCAAGCCTTGTCCACCACGCACTTGACTTTTTTGTTCATCTTTCATATCATTATATGCACCTTTGAATGATTGTCTTATTTGTTCAAACTTGGCTGCTGTATTTACTAATGATGTTAAATTACCATCTCTACCATGTTCTATAGATGTGGTTTCCATATATCTTGCTAATCTATCTAACATTGTCTTTATACCTTTATATGCTCTATACGTAGGTGTATGATAAAGATCTTCACATAATCTTATAGCATTTCTGATTGTTTCATCTTCTGGTGATTCTTCTAAACCTACCTCTTCTATAATCAAATCTTCTTTTTCATGCTCAGGCATATTAAAAAATGGATTCATATCAGGATCTGGACATGTCATATAAAATACAAATAAATATATTTCCATATATGTATCAGGATACTTATCCATAATACCTTTAAGTGATTTAATAGAATAGCAATGTTCTGATGGTATTACTTTACCATTTTGTACGTCAAATAGTTTTACTAGCATTGTGGATTATCTTTTAACCACATTACAAGACTATTAATCTCATCTTTTAAATATGGTAGTTCATACATTTTAATTTCTTTAATAATTGGTTCATCCTGATCATTATACTTAGTGATAGGATAACCATGCTCATTCTCACCTTCTTTTTCAAATGATACATGTTGTATTTGTAATTTACCTATTTTTAATTTAGGATTATGTTTTTTAATTATATATGCATATAAGCTAAGTTGTAAATTGTAATGGTTTAAATTACAATCATCCAAATGTGAGACAGGATTATATAACTTTGATGTTATACCTTCCCAATTTGTAAATCCTTTTTCTTTGATTTCCTTATTAGTCTTATAATCTAATATATTTATTTTTCCATTTACAATAGTAACTAAATCAGCTTGTCCACATAAACCTAGTGATTTAAGATATACAAAATGTTCAGGATATACACCATCTTTTATTTTTTGATCTGGAGCTATCTTAATACCATTATCATCTGTTATAGGTCTTATAATAGGTACTTCAACACCATCTCTTTCAATAGTATTAAACTCACATAAATTTTCTTCCCTTTGATTATGATACCAATTACCTAATTCTATTGCTCTTGCAGTTTCATTATTCCAAGCATCAGTAATTTCTTTTGGTGTCATTCCATACCATTTAGATCTTTTATTCTTACTTGATTTTACAGCTTGAGATTTAGCATCAAACTTAGGTTTAAACAAGCCAATAAAACTAGTTACACTAGTCCATTTAATTTGATCTTTTTCTAATTGCTCATCAAGGCTTTCATACACATGACCTTTTTCTCTAAATATTACTGGCATCTTTATTGTTTTTATGTTTATCTCTTATTTTTTTATTTTGTTCTTCAGCTCTTCTTTTTATATCTGCTCTATGCTTATCAGTTTCTTCCATGTTTAAATAAATCTGTTTTTTTAATTCATTTTCCATTTCTTCTGGCATAATAGCTTTCCATCTTCCTTTTGGACAATCAGCTGACATTGCTCTTATTTTAAGTGCAATACTACAACCGCAATCTGAACAACATGGTTGTGTACCATTAACAGCACAACTAGAACCCTCTTTATCCAAAAACGGACAAACAGAACATTCTAACCATCTCATTTTAGCAATAGCTTCTACATCATCTCTTTTAAAAATTTTATTTTTAATACCTTCAGCAATTTTATCTAAATTACCTAGTGCACCTAATAATTTATTTATTCTCATTTTTAAACTTTTTTTTATTTTTAATGTTTTCTTCTATTACTTCTAACAAGTCTTCCATCTTTTGTAATTTTTCTTTTACAGGTACAGACTTGTCATATCCTTCAAAAGTCATTTTTTGTAAATTACCTAAAATGTCTTTATTTTTCTTTATATGTTTTTTTAGTTTACCAACCCTTATAGAAAAAGTTCCTAAGTTTGGTAAATGTATTTTTGGATGATTAAGTTCAGATAATTCTTTTCTGACTTTAGCATAAAAGAAATAAATAAAATCTTTAACTAAATCTTTATGTACTTCTGCTTCTTCAGCAATATCATCATAAAATTTTTTATAGTTCTTCGGATTCAACACCTAATATCTTATATTCTAAAAACAATGGACCCTCAATCTGTATATTCATAGCTGGATTAATAGTTATTGTTTTTTTGTTATTACCATTCTTAACAATCAGACCTTTTTTTTCTGCTTTTGTTATAGCATTTCTACAAGACTGTGCACTTTTAAATACACCACCTTCTGAAACCATATTACAAAATTTAGTCATTTCAATATTACCTGACATAGCTAATAAGTGTAAACAATTTAGATCTGATAAACTAATTTGTATATCATTAAAAAAGCAATAAGTAAGTATTTGAAACTTTATAGCTTCATCAATACTTACTTTTGCCCTTTTATCTACTTTATTTACTAGAGCCATGTTGTTGGTATATCTTCACTTTCAATAAGTGTATATGTAAAACTATTACTCCATGTATCTCTAGCTTTTCTCATGATCTTCATAAATTTAGTCCAATCATCATTAGCTGCAATAACTTGACAACCTGCAGACCATTTATCTACTTGACTAGATTTTTTACCCGCATATTTAGTTGCTCTGTGTATATTAATACCAAATAAACCTGTATCTGTATTTTCAGTATTTAAATTATATACATCATCTCTATTATTGTCTCTATACACTGTTACTGGTCTACACTGACCTAAAGCTTCATATCTGCCTTGATGCTTTCTAATCTTGTGAGAACCTCTGTATTGTCCTGGTTTTAGTATTGCTGTACCTTTACTTTCTACTATAGGACTATTCATATAATGAGTTCCAGGATCAGTAGTACAATCAAATTCATGATACTGCCATTCACCATCAATCTTATAACATAAAGTCATAAGATCATCAAAAGCATTTGTTACTTTATCCTTAGTTAAGGAGTTTCTTACTCCTACTATATTGACATTATAGTCACCGTTTTCAAAAAACTTATAATTTTTACGTTCTAAAGCACGTCTTATATGATCAACACTATACACCATTTGCTTCACGTTTTAAAGTTCTTTTAATTTGCCTTGCTGCTTCTGCACCATCAGCATTTGCATTAAATTCTGCTCTCATTTCATTTGAATCTTCTCCTTCTTCTTCAGTTGGAGTAGCCATTGTTTGTGCAATAAACATTTGAGCTTGTAGTCTTTCAGCACGTGTTTTCTCAATATCTCTAAGTAATTCTTCATACTTTAATTGAGTTTCTAAATGGGGAATGTTATCTTTGTAAAATTGTGTAACTTCCTTTCTTTTTGCATCCATTTCTTTTTTAGATGCTGTTTTAGGATCAATATCCTTCACTTTTGTTTTTGTTGCCATAGCAATTTTAATTTTTAATTAATAATGGCAAATATATATAAAAAGTTTAAATAAAAAAAGTTTAAAGCATTTTTTTTAATGATACCCGTTTAACATCTCTAATAGTTCATTTATTGCTTGATGTCTATGAGAATCTTTTAATGTTGTTTTAAAAACATATTGAGATGGAATAAGTTTAGACATATCATGAAAAGCTGAGTGTTGTTTGTCTTTTAGATCTATTTGGTATGAATCACCACAAAAAATCATCTTAGATTCTTTACCTAACCTTCCAATACACATTGCTAGTTGTGATTTTGTTAAATTTTGGTATTCATCTACAATTACTACTGAGTCATCAAAAGTACGTCCTCTAAAGTGTGCAAGTGATACTAATTCTATTTTTTCTTCTTTTTCAAGCTTTTGTAAGATCAAAGGTTTATTATACACTTTACGCATATTAGATCTAATAGGAACTAACCAAGGTTCCATCTTTTCATGCTCTGATCCTGGTAAAAATCCATTATCTTCTGTAGATACTGTAGGTCTTGTTATAATAATTTTATTTACCTGTCTTTTAAATAAAAGATCAAGTGCTATCTGGACAGCAAGTAATGTCTTACCACTTCCAGCATTTCCTACTACAAAGTTATAAGGATGTTTTAAAATTTCTGTCTTAGCCTTTTTTTGTTCTGGTGAAAGGCTTAATGAAAACCTAATACTCCCTTTTGGAGGAGTCTTTTCTTTATTTGTCATAGATGATTTATTTACCTTTAATTTTCTCAAATGAGCTTATACCAAAGCTCCCAAGAGTTACAATAACAAATGAGTTGTATATAACTTCATTTATTACAAGCTCCATTCCACACCATCCAGTAATAAGATCACATATAGCAAATACTACCATTAGTACAAATGAAGCAAAGCCTACTATAGCTTTTTCATTGATGTCATTTTCATCTTTAAATAATTTCCACATATTAACACTTCCATTTTTTTCTTGCAAGACAAGCTCTTTTCTTAGGAGTCTTTCTGCAATCAATATTAAATTTTTTAATCTGGCCTAAGTTTCTAGCACAAAAAGATCTTTTACGTGGACCCCCTCCTGGTTGTGGAGCTTTAAGTTTAGATCCAGTTTTTCTATTGATCATCCTACGCCCCTTAGCAGTAAGACCACCAGATTTACTTTTACATCCATTCTTTATGGAGCATCCTTTCATAGCTCCTTTCTTTTTGCTTGCCATAACTATTTCTTTTTACGTTTTTTCCAGCTAATTCTTTTCTTACTAGTCTTCTTGCTAGCAGCAGATGTACATTGCGCTTTAGTTGGTCTACAAGCAGGATACGGTCTTTTAGATCCTGTTCTAGACTTTCTACCACAAGGTTTTCCTGTCTTACAGTCTATCCAACCTTTACCATTGTTTCTGCTAAACCATTTATGTAAACCTTCCTTAGCCATTACTTCTTTCTTCTCTTTTTCTTCTTCTTTTTAGAGTTGCCCCAATTAGCAGCCCCTACCTTTCTACACTTAACTAAAGCCCCTGACCCATAAGCTGATGGCCAAGTACCCCCATTCCTGGTGTATCTTGCTTTTACTTTATGATAACAAGCGTCTTTCTTGCTACCACCTTTTTTCATTTCTACAGCCTCTTTGGCTTTTCTTAGTATTCCCATTTTATTTTCTTTTACCGCCATGATATTCCACGGCATGACCCATTTCTATTAGTTTTTCATTCAAACAACATTCTTTGTTTTCTATCAATGCATGTAATTTACCAAGCACACGCCCATATTTTCCTACCTTCTCACTCTCAACAATGAAGTATTCTTCCTCATTATCTTTTGTCAGCAAGTCAATCAATGCCTGCTTTGCTGCCAGTCCACGTTTCTTTTCTTCTAGATCACGAGTTCTTGACTCAGGAGTATTAATTCCTATCAAGCGGATTCTTTTGTGAACTGTTATATCAAACCCCAAGTCAATGATAGCATCTACTGTGTCACCATCAACTACTCTATCAAGTTTAGCCTTGTATACGTACATTTATTATATCCCTTATTTTAGCGCATTTTTCATATTCCTCAGTTTCTACAAAATACGCCATCATATTTTCTAGTGTATCTATGCTTGGCTCTTCACCAGGCTCATGCGCACATATTGCGTGCATTGCGTTTGGATCATCAGACTTCTTATCAAGTAAATCCTCTAAAGTCTTATTACCAGTTATAATCTTAAATGAGTTTCTAAACGCTGCATCTATTATTAATTCCTCTACATGCATCCTTTGTGAGAGTGTTAGACCATCCATTCCATCCATGTCATCAAATGAGTCATAATTGTCCATCTATTTTATTTTTTAAGTGTTAAACAAACCTTTCTATAAAGGATCTATGTATACTATAATATACTAAAAATTTTTGGCCTATGGAAATTTTGTATGTGTTAAGTTGTGAAAAGGTTTTAATGATCAGCTCCCCGTCTTATCATTGGGCAATATCCACCCCCTATGTCAAAGTGTGGATCAATTAAAACCAAAAAAAATGACAAAGTCAATTTTTTTCCACAAGATAGTAAATAATACTATCATAGTAAAAACTGCCGTGCTAGGGACTAAAAAGTCCACTATCAACGGTGTAACTGTCTATGACAGAGAACAAGGCTCCGTGACCTACGGTCTACTATGCCTTATGGATGAATCAGGTAATGC